ATAAATACTATAAAAAGGCTTAATAAGAAAAAAGCTTGGCAATACGGTTATAATAAAGAACATGATATTGTTGTAATTAGTAAAACAGGTCAAATAGGTGAGATATATGAAATACAAAACTTTCAAATAGCTTTACCACCAGAACCTAAAAAAGTACATAGGTTTGATAGTGACAAATGGGAGATAACTAATCAACCAAAAGCATTACAAAGAATTAAAACTATATTTGACTGGAGAGAATATCCAGGTGATTTTAAAAATCAGTATGTAGATTATATAGACGAAGAGTTTAAGCGAAGAGAAGAAGGGTTTTGGTATTACAGCAAAGGTGTACCAATTTATATTACCGGTACTCATTATATGTATTTACAATGGAGTAAAATTGATGTAGGTAATCCTGATTTTAGAGAAGCTAATAGGTTGTTTTATATATTTTGGGAAGGTTGCAAAGCAGATAAACGATGCTACGGTATGTGCTATCTTAAAAATAGACGATCTGGTTTTTCGTTTATGGCTTCAGGTGAATTAGTAAACCAAGCTACAATATCAAGTGATGCTAGGTTTGGTATATTATCAAAAACTGGTCCTGACGCAAAGAAGATGTTTACTGACAAGGTTGTACCAATATCAGTTAACTATCCTTTCTTTTTTAAACCGATTCAAGATGGTATGGATCGACCTAAAACAGAATTAGCATATAGAGTGCCAGCTAGTAAGTTAACTAGAAGAAAAATTGAAGCTGGTAGTAATGATAATGACTTACAAGGACTAGATACAACTATTGACTGGAAAAACACTGGTGATAATAGTTATGATGGTGAAAAGCTTAAACTACTAGCACACGATGAAAGTGGTAAATGGGAAAGACCAAACAATATATTAAATAACTGGAGGGTCACAAAAACAACACTACGATTAGGTAGTAGAGTTATTGGTAAGTGTATGATGGGTTCAACATCAAATGCTTTAGATAAAGGCGGTGACAACTTCAAAAAACTTTATAGAGATTCAGATGTCACAAAAAGAAACCGCAATGGACAGACTAGCTCGGGATTATATAGTTTGTTCATACCTATGGAATGGAACTACGAAGGCTTCATTGATTCTTATGGGTTACCTGTATTCGAAACGCCAGACAAAGAAGTATTAGATCCTTTTGGTGATTTTATTGATATAGGTATATTAGAACATTGGCAAAACGAAGTTGAAGGTTTAAAACACGATGGAGATGCTTTAAACGAGTTTTATAGACAATTTCCAAGAACTGAAGAACATGCTTTCAGAGACGAGACACAAAACAGTATATTTAATTTAGCAAGAATATACGAGCAGATAGATTTTAATGAAGAAGCTGGTGCTCAAAACAATATAACTAGAGGTAACTTCCAATGGGTTAACGGTATAAAAGATAGCAAAGTTATGTTTTATCCAGATCCAAAAGGTAGGTTTAAAATAACCTGGACACCACCAGTTCATTTACAAAACAATGTAAAAGAAGATAGAGGTAGAAAATATCCTGGTAATGAACACATGGGTGCTTTTGGTTGTGATAGTTACGATATATCAGGTACTGTTGACGGTATGGGATCAAAAGGTGCTTTACATGGTTTAACTAAGTTTAGCATGGAAGATGCACCTGCAAATCATTTCTTTTTAGAATATATAGCAAGACCACAAACTGCTGAGATATTTTTTGAAGATGTATTAATGGCTTGTGTATTTTATGGTATGCCTATACTTGCTGAGAACAACAAACCAAGATTATTATATTATTTTAAACGTAGAGGTTATAGAGCATACTCAATGAATAGACCTGATAAAGTTTGGAATAAATTATCAGTAGCAGAGAAAGAAGTAGGTGGAATACCTAATTCAAGTGAAGACATAAAGCAAGCACATGCAGCTGCTATTGAAATGTATATACAGAAAAATGTTGGTATACAGAGCGATGGATCTCACGGTAGCTTATATTTTAATGAAACATTAAATGACTGGGCTAAGTTTGATATAAATAATAGAACAAAACACGATGCTTCTATAAGTACGGGTTTAGCTATTATGGCTTGTAACAGACATTTATATAGTCCGAGTGCTGGTAAACAAACAACAAAACTAAATATAAAGATAGCTAAATATAAGAATAAAGGAACGCTATCAAAATTAATAACAGAATAATATGGCTGAATCAATAATAAAAGATCATTTTCCTAGTCAAGTAGCTAGCGATATGGAGAAAATGAGTCCAGAATATGGACTTAAAGTCGCTAAGGCTATTGAAGACGAGTGGTTTAAAAGAGACGGCGTTACTTATAGGTTTGCTAGCAATCAAGATACTTTTAATAAGTTAAGGTTATATGCTCGTGGAGAGCAATCTGTACAAAAATATAAAGATGAGTTATCAATTAATGGTGACTTAAGCTATTTAAACTTAGACTGGAAACCAGTACCTATCATACCTAAATTTGTAGATATAGTAGTCAATGGTATAGCAGAAAGAGTTTATGATATAAAAGCATACTCACAAGATCCTTTTGGTGTTAGTAAAAGAACAGCTTATATGGAGGATTTAATGATCGATATGAAGAATAAAGATCTTAACGAGTATACTCAAGCTGCTTTTGGTGTAAATATAATACAAACACCAGAAGAACAATTACCTGATAGTAAAGAAGAGTTAGAATTACATATGCAGCTTTCTTATAAACAAGCTGTTGAGATAGCAGAAGAACAAGCTATATCTACTATAATGAATGGTAATAAATACGAGCTTACTAGAAAAAGATTTTACCGTGATCTAACTGTTTTAGGTATTGGTGCTGTTAAAAATTCATTTACTACATCTGAGGGTGTTAAAATTGATTATGTTAATCCAGCTAACTTAGTTTATTCATATACAGAAAATCCATACTTTGACGATGTATACTATATTGGTGAAGTAAAAACAATACCTGTAAATGAATTAGTAAAACAATTTCCTGATTTAACACAAGGTGAACTAGAAGAAATAGCTGGTCAAAGTTTAAGGAAAACAGGACATTATACTTCATCAATGCAATTTGATGAGTTAGATAAGAATATGGTTCAGGTTTTATACTTTAACTGGAAAACATATGCTAAAGAAATTTATAAAGTAAAAGAAACAGCTTCAGGTGCTGCTAAAATTATTGTTAAAGATGAAAGCTTTGATCCTGTAATGGATATAGAGTTAGAACAAAGATTTGGTAAACTAGAAAAACAAATTGAAGTGCTTTACGAAGGCGCTATGATTTTAGGCACAGATAAGCTAATAAAATGGGAACTAGCTAAGAATATGCTAAGACCTAAGAGTGATTATACAAAAGTTAAAATGAACTACAATATAGTTGCTCCAAGAATGTACAAGGGTAAAATTGAATCATTAGTTGGTAGAATTACAGGTTTTGCTGATATGATACAAATAACCCATTTAAAACTACAACAAGTGTTATCGCGAATGGTACCTGACGGCATATATATGGATGCTGATGGCCTAGCGGAAATAGATTTAGGTAATGGTACTAACTATAATCCACAGGAAGCTTTGAACATGTTTTTCCAAACAGGTTCGATTATAGGTAGATCTATGACATCGGAAGGTGATATGAACCCAGGAAAAATTCCTATTCAAGAAATTCAATCTGGGGCAGGTGGTGCAAAACTACAGTCATTAATTCAGACTTATAATTATTATCTTCAAATGATAAGAGATGTCACCGGTTTAAATGAAGCAAGGGATGCTAGCACGCCAGACGCGAAATCACTAGTTGGTGTACAAAAAATAGCTGCTGCAAATAGTAACACTGCTACGAGACATATATTACAAGCAGGATTATTTTTAACAGCTGAAACAGCTGAAGGTGTATCGTTAAGAATATCTGATATTATTGAATACTCACCTACAAAAGAAGCATTTATACAACAAATAGGTTCTCATAATGTAGCAACGTTAGAAGAAATGGCTAACTTACATTTATATGACTTTGGTATATTTATTGAATTAGAACCAGATGAAGAAGAAAAACAGTTACTAGAAAACAATATTCAAATGGCTTTAACTCAACAAAGTA